CTAACCATTCAATATCAGTAAAAAGAATTTGCGCCTTACTTAAGTCTAGAGTTTTCTGAGACGGGCTGCTATCTACTGCACCAAGAAGTGTATCTATATTCCAATCTGTTTGTGCAACTTTATTCTCAGTCATTACACCAGTTGTTAATGTTCTTTCGACAAAATAGATATCGTTGTTGGCTTGTTCTAGATAGATGCCGTTATTTGCGCCAAAATATCCGACACGTTGTGTAAGATTTGTCTGAGCATTAGCCATTACAAACGTATTGAGGACTTGTAATGATTTACCTGGCTGATATGAGAAAACTTTAGTTGTTTCACGGATAATCTGATGACTACTAGTCGTACCAACAGCGAGATTGATTAAACCTTCATTGGGAGAAAATGTGATCGTAGTACCAGAACTATTAGACTGTACCCAAAGTCCGTTGTCTCTGTACCTGTGAGATGAATCGAATAGCGTTAAAGGCATAGAAACTCTGGATCTACCAAATGCGTCTACGGACATACCAGAAGGATTAGCTGCACCTACAAGATTACCATATTGATCGGCCAGCATCGTGACTTCGAAGATTGTAGTCTCTTGTGGTAGATACTTGTGAGTATCTTTACGGAACTGTGCCATTCTATTCTTCCTTGCGCTTCTTGCCTATGTTATATTTAGCTACAAGGTTCCACTCTGACTTTTCTTTATGTGAAATGATCTTGATTTGGGACAATGGAGCAACAGGATCAGAACTTTTCTGAACGTCTACTAATTCTACTAATTCCCATTCATCTAACAGATTGGCAATAGAATTAAGACGGGCACGGTCGTCTTCAGTGAAGTCCGACTGTTTCCCGTCTAATAAGAACAACTGTTTGAAATGTACGATATAGTATTTACCCTGCTTGTGTAGTATATGACAAGATTGATACAGGGTCTTATCTTTCTTTGAGGCTACTCCAATACGTGAAAGTGTCTCACGAACCTTTAAAAAGTTGTCAGGATTTGGTAGTGTTACCTCCACCAGTTCTCTTATGTCTAACATTCAAACCACCTTTGTTTAAATTCTTTTTGATCTGTTCGATCTGTTTGTCAGACAAAATGGAAATTGCTTCTTTGGCCTTTTCGTTGGAATAGCCAAAGTATTCCTTCACTGCTTCCAAGTCCTCAACAATCTCACGCTTTTGCCATTTCTGAAAAGGGCGCTTATACCCTCTCACAGTATTTAGCATATAGTGGTATTGTAGAAGGGGATCTAGGCTTGACTGCTTGTTCATCTCGTTTGCGAACATGATAACGTCATGATGAAACGACAATGCACGATTGGTAATGAACGGGACATAATCCCGTTCATTCTCTTGTGTTACGACTACCTTCTTAGTTTGAAGAATAGACGGTATGATATCCTTGAAAAGATCAGCCATATTGTTATTTTATATGATTATGTTTGTTCTGTAAACAGCATTCTTCATCTCTTTACCTTCAGCATCAACAATAGATGTTTCCATAAAGTCGCCGCCATTTGTCTTTCGCTGAGGCATAAAGCCGTTAAATTGCCATGGAAGATTTTCTTTAAGCTTTTCTACAACTTCCTTCTTGTTCTTCTCTGCAAAAAATTCAGGATATGCAGCAGAGACAGTGTGATACATAGCTTCAACAGCTTCAGTCATCTTGTTACTGAATGCATTTTCCATCTCACGGCGCTTGGCAGTTAGAGTCTTATTGCCTAGTTTTGTGATATCAACAAAAAGAGTTACAGGAATCTTCTGCTTTGGATCACTTGGAATTTTATCAAGATGATCACGCCATAGATTTTCTGCGCGGGGATCCTTCACAATACAACCAAAGGGAACTTGATCTGGTGCAGGAATGTTAAATTTATCTGCAACAAAATAGATACTACGAGGATCTCTCTTAGGTGTTTTCTTTGTATCTGAATCTAGAAGAACAACGTTACCACCAGAACTGTCTTTAACAGAAGTTACAGCTAGAAATCTCTTCTTTAGAGAAACAATCGTCTTGGGATCAAATGCATCAAATCCATAAACGTCAATGAACTCGTCAAAAGATTCTTCATCCTTTGTGTAGATGCCAGTATCTAGCGCATTATCCCAAGCTTTAGCAACATCTTCCTTAGTAACTGAAAGCTTTGGTGCCTTATTCTTATTCAATCGAGAAGCCCAAATCTTAAGTGCTTCAACGTTCTCATAAGAATAGATATCAGAAATGATGCAATCAAGATCAAGTGTCTTGAAAGAGAAGATACGATGATGACCTGTGATAACACCATATTTCTTTTTAGAGTTTGGATCAGCTTTACGAATGAGTGCTAATTCTTCATCCGAAAGTTCATAGAGAATGATAGGAGTTTCGCTGTGAATCCATCCATGATTATAAAGACTGCCTTCGATTGCAGCAGAATGTGATGCATCAATAGAAATAAATCGTGCCCACTGCACAGTCATATCAACATGAATTTCTTCCAGAGAAACAACGGCTCTCTTAACATGTTTCATACCAAGAGTCTTGCAACCCATGATCTTATACTTCTTCTTTCTCTCTTTAGAAAGAGGAGCAAACCGCTTCAGTTCTTTTTCAAGATGCTTTTGCTTGATAGCATCATCATTAAGAAGATCAAAAAGATCCAAAGGCGGACTCTTCTCAAGAGATAACGGAATGTTAAATTCAATCTTAAGACCATTCTTATTACTTTTTGCAACAAAAACAGATTTCGCGCGAGTAATACCACTCATCATATTCTTTGGAAGTATATTTAAAGCTTCGTCTAGTTTTTCCATTTTACTTACCTCAGTTATATTCACATTCTACCATAAGTTCAGTCAGACATGCAACCAAATTTATTTCTTGATCCGCAACAAACGCAGACTGGTACTGATACTTACCGATAGTCACAACAGCTTGCGGAATGCTGTGTGGCTTCATATACTCATACAGACCATCATAAATCTTGCGATAGATCCGTGCAGGTTCAATGTCAGAATTTGCTACACACCACTTTCGCATCTCACCAAAACTCTTGTCCTTCAGGTGCTTAACCAAGTCGCCAATCTTACGAACATCGGACAGTTGTGCAACAATTCCTGCATCAAGAGAACCAGAAGAACTGTAACGCTGTAACTCATTAAGAGTACGGCGATAGTCGGGAAAGAACTTCTCAATGATCTTGGCTAGAACTGTCTTGTCGTATGTCACACTTTCCTGTGTAAGAATGTTTTCCATACGCTTCATCAATTGTGAAGCCATCTTAGCCTTCTCATCATTCTTCAATGCAAAGTCAATGACAGAACATCTAGAATGAATAGCATCAATCAGCTTGGACTTGAAGTTACAAGTAAAGATGAATGTGCAATTGGCTGCAAACTCTTCAATTGCACCACGCATTGCTGCTTGTGCATCTGGAGTCATGTAATCGGCCTCATCTAGGATGATGATCTTCTTACCGCCAGTCAGTGATACGGTTGAAGCATAGTTGCGAATGGTGGTTCTCAGCACATCAATACCACGATTTTCAGAAGCATTGATGTACAAATGATTGATACCAATCTCATCACACATGGCCTTTGCAACAGTTGTCTTACCGACACCTGCTGTACCAGTCAGCATGAGATTAGGAATCTCTTTGTTTTTTACATACTCTTGAAACGGTTTCTTCAGCCGATCAGGAAGAATACAGTCAGTGATCGTTGAGGGGCGGTACTTTTCTACCCATAGGAAGGATTCGGTCATCAATTTCATCTACCATTCTTTGAAGGAGTTCTTTGGTGCCAGCACCGCCAAGATTCTGAACATAGATCATCTTGGCGGTAACCAGCATGTTGGAAGCTAACATTAGTACATCTTCAACATTATCGCACATCATGATCTGCCTGTCAATAGGCCTCATGAGTTCTTCCATACGTTGAATAACACCTTGCTTGTCCTTCTTTGTCACTTCATGACACCATCATAGAAGTCTTCAAACTGACGATTGTCTTCCTGCTCTTGAGCGTAGTTAGCCCGGAAGTAAACCTTAGCCATACGACGGATGATCTTCTTATCAACACCAGTCTTGTCAGAGATTGCATTGATAGAGTCCTTCTGATAATCCCGTTCTGAAGCCACGCGCGTGAGGCTATCATTCAACTGAACAATAGCTTCCTTGAGTTCCTTCTTCTGAGAATCGGAAAGAGAATTGATGCTAACGAAGTTCTGATTATGCCCGATCATGCTCATATTACTTGCTCTCCAATGCGATGAAATACTTGATCTTGTCCTTGAAAACGCCGCTGATTGCGGTAAACTTGGCAAATGCACCAAGCTGAATTTCAACATCATAGTCACCAGGAATCAACTTGATGTTATCAACCTTAAATGATGCAGAGAAGTCTTCACCAGAATAATCATTCAACTTGAATGACGCATGATTGGAAGTGTCGTTAGCCTTTTCATGTGTCTGCAAACGAATCTCGCCATCTTTACCAACAACAGAAAGATGAGTCAGATTGTTCATAGATGCAAGGCGAAGGAGCTTTGTTAGAACGACATTTGTGAGCCTGAAGCTAACATCAGTCTGCTTCAGCTTCAGCTCCTTGTCAGGTGGCGACACAATCAGATTGATTGAACAAGAATAATAGCTGAACTTGATTTCACTATCATTCATGATCACAGCACTATCCGAGAATGTAAGTTCTGGGTTATTTAATGTGCTGATATTGCCAAGAAACTGGTTCAGATCATAGATACCGAACTGTTCTGGCAATGAGTCTTCAAGTTCCACTTCTACGAGAATGGACTTCTCAGGCGAGATGGTCTTTTGAATGTTACCCTTCTGAAGAACAATTCCAGAATTGATTGAGGAAAAGTTCTTCAGAACACTCAGGGTGTTGTCACTAAGCTTCATAATATAATCTCCAAGTTGTTTTAGTTTAGGCAGCTATTGTAGCAGGGTTTTTCGGTCCTGTAAAGACCTTTAGCATGTGAGTTACATCTGCTTCCAACATACTAAGTGCGCCTTCGTTTACCAGATGATAGTCCATGATTGAACCAATCCACGCCCATTCAGAGTAGTGAACGGAAGGATAGTAAATGGACATTTGCGACACTGGTGGATCAAATCTATTTACATTATCTGACTGTGCAGTATCATACCACTCAGGGTCAGGGCCACGTTTGACGCGAACAACAAAACCACCCTTAGACTGAATGAACTTGATTTCGTTAGGAAAGCGAACGTCGGCGATAACAACATTAGGATAAAGTTCAAGTCTTCGCTCAAGTGAGTAGACCCAAATATTTGGATCAATCATATCACGACCAACTTCAGTGCCCATCAGCTGTAGCATGTTTCGTGGAGTGATATGCTTGCCAGTCTTTTCAGACCACCACTCATCCTTCTCTTCACGCCACGCACGGCTTTCAGCAGTCTCACCCTCAAGAAGGTGTCGCGGCCATCCGAAGATGGCCGCTGTAGCATCCTTCACTGTATCAGCAAAAGACAGTTTTGTGAAGTTATGTTTCTGGACAAGAATGTCAGCGACAGTTCCCTTGCCCGTGCCGATAAATCCAACAACACCAATGATCATATTATAGATTTCCTGTTAAAGCCGCAATTCTATTCATATCACCACTAAAGGCATAAGTACCGATGTGCTGAGTCTTCATCCAAGGACATAGCCAAACTGATCCGCCGATCTTGCGCCAGTATTGACAGAACATATAATCTTCGGAAAGATATCGATGAGATGCATTCTTCTCAATCTCAAGAAGTTCATTAGCTCTCTTAGAGACATCTACTCCCTTTGCAGCATCTTCCATGAGACGATGCATGTCATCAAAAGTATAGTTCAAATCAATTACGGTGTCAAAGTATGCGTGAATATACCGAGAACCATCAAAGTTTGCCTGACCGACATGATCTGGCTTATAGTTAAGTTTAGGATATGCTTCCTTAAACTTATCGAACACATGTCGCTTGACCAACATGAATCCTGTGCCAATTTCCATTACTTCTAGAGGATCTGAAACATTGAACTGTTTTGTTCCAGGAACTGGATTGAAAACATAATCGCCAACAAGTCCTTCAAGTTCCATCGGATTGATTGCAGGATTGTTGCCAGCTGCTCTAGCAATATTACCCCAATTGATGGACTTCTTTGGATATGGTGCGCCGATTACGTCTTTGTCAAGAGCAATGAGCGCAAGAATATCTTGAGGATCGTAATGAATATCAGAGTCGATGAATAGAAGATGGGTAAAACCTGATCGTAAAAATTCATCTACAAGATAGTTTCGTGCGCGAGTGATTAAAGATTCGTTGAAAAGAAAAGAGAAGCGACATTCAATACCATATTGCATACACATGGCTTGAAGATCAAGAGATGCCTTCATATAAAGACCATGATTGTTACCGCCATACATTGGCGTAGCAACAAACAGCTTACACTTTCTCAAATCTTCAACTTTAATTGATAATTCCATTTTTGAACTCCATAATAAAAAAGGATGCTACAGAACTATATAGCATCCTTTTTTGAACATGTCAATAAAAATTAAGCTGCAAAACGGTAATACATCTTGCGCTTGCCGTTTACCTTGCGGTAATTGCTGTAAATCTTATGACCTTCCATGGTGCGGAGATCATAGACACGCTTGCTTACGCTAGTCTTTGGCACTCCAGTCAGACGAGCAATCTGAGCAACAGTGATACCTGCGCCCTTGTTATTCTGACGAAGAACCTTAGCAACCTTACGAATCTGAGACATTCAAAAACTCCATAATAAATGAGTCACTGTTTACGTAGATAATGGGACGGTGTGCGACTCTTACCACCATCCTATTATTATAGTGGGACTAAGTCCCTATGTCAATTAGAAAGCAATTTCAGGGTCATCAATCTTAGCTTCGGCCGCAGCCTCAGCAGGCTTCGGATTGACAGTCTCGTCCAGCTTCATGTAGAGATCCATAAAGCCGTTCTTAGTATCAACATCAAAACGGTTCAGACAAAGCTTGACTGCCTTCTCACGGTCGCGACCGAAGATCGCAAA